CCCGGTCTCAACTTGATCTCGTCGTAGTATTTACCTTTTAAGTCTTCCAAAAAGTTTTTAGCTTTTCCAACTTCTTCTTTAAACGCAATTTTCTTTTTGCGTATTTCTTTTTCGTCGTCTAACTCTTCATCATAATCAAAGTCTTCCAATAAAAGACTAACGTCATCATGATCAAGATGTGGACGTGTTTGTTTATAATATTCTCTCACTAAAGTATTGTTGTCTACGTTAGTGTAGTCTGCATTAAGTCGAACGTAATCATCGACTGTACCACCAGTTTCTTCCATAAACGAAACTAGTTTTTCAATATTTTCAGGTAAAGCTTTTTGTTCTACAACTTCTTGTTTAACTTCTTTTACCTCTTCAGTAGGTTTTACTTCTTCTTCTGATACCTCTTCAATAACAGAGATAGGGGACTCTTCATTTGAGTCGGTGGACCGTACTTCTTCAACCACTTCTTCGCTGTCGCCACTGTCTTCGGGTTGTCCGATAGTATCATCGCTTGCATCTGCGCTTGGCTCTTGAACGGCATCTTCTTCAGTTTTAATTTCTACTTTTGTAACTTCTTGATCTACTTCGCTTTGACCGCTTGGTATTTCTATTTTAGTTACATCTTCTGTTTTACCTAAGTTTTTAGGTTTGGAAGGTTTTTTAACTTTAAACTCACCTTCTTGTTTTACTTCTTCTGACATAATATAATATAATTAAATAATTAAAAGTTTTTTATCTAGGCTCAAATTGCTCAAGCCCAAAACCTCCAAGCGAATCGTTACCTGCTGATTCAAAATTCTTAGGTAACTCATCGTTTTGTCGTTGAGATATCATTTCAGACTGTTGAGTGCCTATGATTCTAGCACGTTCGTCTTTACGATTTTCTATTTCTTTTTCTTTATCTCTTTCAACTCTAGCTTTAGCTTCAGCGAGTTGTATGTTATAATTAAACTCTTCAGCCATTAACTGCTTTTTAATTTCAGCTTCTGTCTGCATACGTTGTATTTCAAATTGAGACTTACCTTGTTCAAGTTGAAGTTTAGTTTCTGTAAGAGCTTGCTGTTTTTGCATTTCAGCTAAAGCCGCTTGCTCGTTTGCTTGTGCGTTAGCTTGAGCTTGAGCTTGTATGTTAGCTTGAGCTGCAGCTTGATCTCTTTCTTGTTTTTGCTTTCGCTTTATCTTAAGCATTTGATTAGCTAGCTTTATATTAGATATTTGTTCTATATCTATAATGTCTTCTAAATCAACACCACCTGACTGTAAAGCTATTTGTATATTTTTTTGTAATATTTGCTTATCTTCTTCTTCAGGTTCTAGCTCTAAGAAAATACCAAACTCATGCATATTTAAATTGTACATCTGCTCCAAAGTGCTTGTGTTAAACGTACTTATGCTGTTCATTAAAGCGTTTTTGGTTAACGGAAAGTTTAGCATATCCGCAGCTCTTAAACTTATATTTTCAGCTGTTCTTACTGTTAAATACATTAGCGACTGTAAAATATGTTTAGTAGCTGTATTAGATGCAGCTGCTGCTAGTTTTTGTAAACCTACTAAAGCGTCTTTAGTTGGTTGACTACCATCTCTAGCTTCGTTTAATCCAGTCACATCACGTATCATTTGCAAATAATATTGATACGTAGAAACTAAAGCGTTTATTTTAGCTTGACCATTTGAAGTTTGTAATTCTTGTATAGGTACTTTACCAGGATTAATATCACCATCAACAGTTTTAGACCTGCCAACAATACTACCAGTTTGGAAGTACATGTTTAAAGCTTCTTGTGGGTTGTAATTAGTGCCATTACCTAGATCAACTTCAGACAAACCGTCAACATCTACAAACACACCGTCTGGTACCATACGAGCTAATACCTGTTGTATTTTTAAATGAGTAAGTTGTATCATATCAGCAAAACCAATACATTTACTAACCAAGCTTTCTATTCTACCTTTATACATACGTGGAGCAGATATACTATAATTCATTTGAACTTTAGTCTGATCACTATAAGGTCTTGTCATGTTTTCAGCCAACTCCCATTTAAGCATTTTTTCATGGCCAAGTATCTTGGCACCGCTGTATAACACTTCTATTGCTCTATGTACTCTTTCGAAGTTGTCGTTTATGGGTGGATTAAAATCGCCTGGTTTTTCTAAAGCTTTTAACAAACCTTGCTCTGTTTGTTTTATTTTAAATACTTGATTATTGTATGTTTTATATTCAAAATACAACACTTGAACGTTGTTATAACTATCATCTTGACCCCAGTAATTTCTAGTATAATTAGAATCACCTGGATATTTCTGTATCTCTTCTAATTCAGCATCGCTTAAATATGGAAATTGTTTTTTAACTTCTTCTAAACTTACACTTTTAACTTCACCAACGTAATAAATATCTTCAAAGTTAGGGTCTTCTGTGTAAGAATAAACTAAATTAGCGGGATCTACGTAATCAACTGTAACTCCGTTTGCTAAATTAAAATCTGTTTTTACGCAGCTTATACCTAATACAACTAAATCGTAAGCTAATCTCTTTTTTATTTCATCGTATTTATTGTAATTAAACACATTATTTATTAGCTCTTCTTCTGCTATTTCTACAGCTTGCTTGTAGCTTAGCTGCATATGTAGCTCTAGTTCTTCTTTACTTTTAGGTAATTGATCTTCTGGTACATTAGATCTTTGTAAGTCTATATCAAAACTAGCCTTAGCTTCTTTTATTAAATTTCCAGCAAAAGCATCTTCTGCTAAACCTGTAGCATGAGCTGTTCTTTCTCTGGTAGAGTACGGATCTGTTGCAAAAGATTTTATCTCATAACCTTTATCGGTCATACCATTAACAACTATGTCTATAAATTTAGACAGCACTGCAACAGGTTTCCAGTCTAGGTTTAAATAAGACAAATCACCATTTATAGATAATTCATCTTTATACTTAGCTACAGACTGCTCGCCTCTAGCATATAATCTTAATCTGTGAAAATCTTGCCAGTTGTTACCAAAGCGACCACCAGCTCCTAAACCACGATCACCTCTAAACCATTCGTTTTCAATAGCTCTACCTACTTGATAACCGTAGTCTAAAGTATTCTTTTCTGCGTCTGGTACCACCTGACTTGGAAATGAACTATTTACATTAGTATAAACCATTTATTGTATTATTTTTGAAGTGTAACCTGTGTTATCATATTTTTTAAAAGATATGTTAACTGGATCTCGTTGTTGTATGTTTACTGGTGTATATTTATTTTTATTACAAGCCATTATAGCTAAACCAGAACTTATTGTTGCATCAAACTTTGTTCTGTTGTTTATGTTGAACTTAGCCCAATCTTCTAGCGTTCTTTGAAAATACATATTTCCATACTCATTTTCTTTTAATCCCACATAATCTTCTATGTAAGACTCTATAGCAGCAGCATGCGCTTGCTTAATGTCTTCACTTGAATTAGGTATACCACCTATTTCTCTTTCCGCAACAGATAATTTATTATATATTTTATCTGGTCTGTTCATTGAAAATTTTCTATAACCTCTACGTTTTAAATAATATAATAGTCGAGGTTTGTTATTCTCTGCAAGTATAGGCATGCCATAAAAATGCAATGCCATTAAAACATCTTCAAAGAATATTTCAGCTGTTGGAGGTCTTGATATATATTCTAAAAAGAACATATTAAAAGGAGCCTGCTCCATACTAAATTTAGTTAAACCATGCAATGATCCTTTTGACCCACGCTTGTCTACAGTTCCTGATATATCATAACTGTCACAACCAAAAGCTCCTACGTGATCATTACCTGGAAACTTTACTCCATTTTTTATTATTACACGATTTTGTAGATTTATAGGTGGAATCCATGAAACTAAAAATCTACCGTTGTTGTCGGGTACAAAGCTAACGCTAGTGTCTTTTATACCACCAGCCCATTGAAAGTTACCTTGAGTAACCATAGCTTTGTTTTTCATATCTTCATTGTGATCTATTTGCTCGTAAATTTTAGTTAGATTAAATAAAGATAATTTTGCTTCGTCTCTAAACGCGTGTTTCTCTGTACGAGGAAACTGACGATAATATTCATTTAAACTGTCTTGATCGTTTTTAAGACCATCTACTTCGTTCTCCCAATGTTCTATAACACCAGTTGTTATTAATTCGCCCTGTGGGTCTCTAACGGCGTCTTTTGGTGAGTCGAATACAGGTATTCCATAAGAATCAATGAACCCTTCGTAGTTCCATTCCATAGGTATGAACAAACTATATAATCCCGAACTAGTCTGTCCATTGCGGTTTCTTTGTGTGACATCTGAAGCATAGTATAATTTTTTAAAGTTATCACCACCTTTGTCTAAAGCGTTGCTTGTAGATCCCATCATACACTTACCAACAACTTTACTACCTAATCTTAATGTGGTTTTTGTAACCCGCCAGTTGTTTAAAATGTTATCCGGACGCTCCCACTTACCTGATTCATCGTGGGCAAGGATCTTAAGTTTTTCACCGTCATATGAGTTGTCACCTGTATTTTTCCAGTCGATTGTTGTATCAAGCCCTTCAAGTTCTTCTGGCGCTTCTCCCTGATCAAGTTTTCTTCTTGTAAGCTTTGACGCTGGTACTCTATAGGCAAGTTCTGTTTTCGGTCGATCCATACCGTCTTGTATGGGTTTGAAAAAGAACGGGTAGTTGATTGATATCGGTACAACTTTGTCGGTAAACATTTTTTTAGCGTCAGCTCCTGACTTTGATAATATTCCAAAACGTGAGTCGGAAGATATAGTCGCTTGGTGTACAAGTTCTGATGACGCCATAAAGGAAAAACCAGACCGTCTATTTTTGAGGTAGCACATACCATAACATCGTTGATCTGCTTTACACGCTTCCCAGAATATAAAGAAAAGTCTATTTGATTCTCTGTAATCTGCTGCCCCAACGTCAATTTTAGACCACTGCAAGAACATGTAATGAGAGCCAGTAATATAAGTAGATATACCTTTGTTTTTAAACCAGAAACCTTCTTCTCTTCTTCTGAACTCTTCATCAATGTAATCATACCATTTTTCCTTAAAGTTAACTGGATATCTTTCCCAGTCAAATACGCTTTTGATTTTAGCTAATTGTTTTGGGTATTCTGCTTTAACCCAACGCTGGTCTTTTTCTTCTTCAGACGCAACGTAAACGTTTTCAGGAATAGCTGGTAAAGCTATTTTAAGATTTTGTATTTCAACTACATCACCTATCGTACCATCTTTACTTATAACTATAACGTCGTTTTCAACGTCATATCCATACTCCCATTTTTTATACCTATTATTTTTTTTTAAAATGCTAGGTTTAATGTGGTCTTGTATTATTTTTACTAAAGACTGCTCGTACATTATCTTGATCTACCTTCAGCAAAACCTTTAAAACTTTTTTCTTTAGTATTCTGAGGTTTTTCTTCAAGCATATTTTTTTCTTCTTCTATTCTAGCTAGTATTTCAAACGCGTCAAATATAGCAAGCTTTTTAGTTGCCGCTGCATTTTTAAGTCTATCTGCAGAAACATCATCTTCTGTATTAGTAATGATTTTTTCTTCAGCAACTTTAATTAACTCATCAACTGCTTTTCGCCCAGCTTGGATTATACTCTTCCTCGTTTCCTTTGAACTCATACTTAACTAAAATATCATTTGATTGCATACAATAAAGTCTTTGCTTATCTACAATAAACTCAAACTCTCTATTAGATTTAAAACCAACTAAATCACCTTCGTATATACCTAGCGACTCTAAAGTTTTATTTCCTATTTTTACTATACCTTTATTTTTTTGTTCTGTTTCTAAAGACCATTCATCTTTATTTTTAATTGGCATAATAAAACATCTTTCACCTACAGCTATCCACTTAACCATGCGTTTGTATAAATATATTTGATCATACTGGCAAAAATACTTATTGTCATCAAACGTTTTACTACTGTCAACTGCTTCACCCTTTAGGTTGTAATATCTTCTAAATACATTATGGTGTATAATAACTTCATCACCTTCTTGTATTGGCGTATCAAAAGCGGTTGGTGTAGTAAGTACAACGGCTTTTCTATTTATAAGCTTAAAGTTTTCTATACTAGAATTAACTATAAGCTTATCGCCTTCTATATCAATTTCATTGTTATACCTTTTTCCGTCTGGCACAACTATAAAATCAAAAACACTTCTCATTAATATTCTAAATCATATTCAACAGATATAGCCATGTTAGAATTAAACTTCTTCCATGGCAATACCTCGTTGTTTTTCTTTATGAATATGTTATAAGAAGCATCATCGTCTTCAAACAGAATATGTGATATCTCATGACCACCATAGACCTGTTGGCCTAACGCGTAGTGCATAGCATCATTCTTATAATCAGAACCAATACTGATTTTTCTTATAACAGTACTCATTACTCTTCTGATTTAACAACACTTAACTCACCGTCATCTTCTTTTTCGATTTCAGTGTAACTACCATCTTCAAGATTAATATTTACAGAACCATATTTTGTTTCAAGTTCTTTTTTAGTCTCTTCAATAGATTCGTTAATACCAGCAATCCTATGAAGCATAGCGTGCTTACTAGCTTCTAGTTGACCTATTTGATTAATAACTGTTCCTAACTCTGCTTGTTGATCTTTAATAGTTTTAAGCTCTTCAGCTGTAACTTTACTTGCCATTTAATTTAATTTTATTCTTATTTACTTTTTTTTGATTTTTCCCAAGTACGACCTACAAAATAAGCGCCGTATACTGTAATTAATAGTGACTGAAATATTGGGATATATTCTTCAGCTACTTTAAACCCACCAATGTTACCATCGAAAAATGCTAATGCCGTAAATATAACAGTAAGATATATTAACACTAGCGGGCGTATATTCTTTGATAAAAATGAATCTGATTGCATATCAAGTTTCCAGCGTTCAGTAATTTGAGTCT